GCGGATATAACACCGCCACCCGTTGCTGCAAAGATACCTGTCGGTTTACCTCTGCCGTTTCCGTTAAGGAAAGCATCCTCTTCGGCATTGGCTAAAGCCTTACCAAACTGTGTGATTATGTAGTTTTCAAGACCGAATGAGTTGTCATACAGAAGCTCCTCGGTAACCTTGATAGCAACATGGAGCTTATGAGCATCAAGCAAGATCTGGTCAAAGGTCGCATCACCCCATACAAGAGGTTCACCTTCATCTATCCACGATGCCGCAGGCTTTGTCGCTGCAACATTGATCTTGTGATCTCCGCTTGTCTTTATCTTTGTGCCGAGGGTACGCATGATGTTTTCACCATTAAGCACATCAATGATCCTCTTGTCGTATTCCTCCGGCACAAGGTAGCCGCCGTCTGCATCCGAACCTTCACGCAGAACATTGGAAACATCAGCAAAATTACTGCGAAGCGCTCCAAGCATAGCCTTTCTGTATTCCTCGCTTGATCTGCCTGTGCCGCCGATCTCGCCCTTAAAGGGCTTTGAGGTAAGCGGAGTATTTATCGGCTTGTTAAGCTCCTGCTCCATAGCGTCCTCTCTCTGCATACGGCTGATCTCACGGGAGATATCCTGTATGTCCTTTTCCATCTGTTCATAAAGAGCATAGTCTTCATCACTGAGTACGCCCTTGTCATTCTTGTGTGCAGCTGCAAAATTACGAGCTGCCTCGATAGCCTGATTTCTTTTTTCGATCATTTCTAAAATAGTCATAGTCTGATTTCTCCTTATCTCATCAGTTCGTTTACTCTGTTCTGAACAGCGTAGTAGTCATAGCCTGCGGCAGTCAGACGGTTCTTTCTGTCTTCTCCGGCACCCCATTTACCCTGGATGACCTCACGGGCAAGCTCGTCAACAGTTTTCTTTTTCTGCACCTTGCCTGAAAGCAGCTCATTAACTCTTGTCTGCACCGCAGAATAATCACATCCGGCAGCAGTGAGCTTCTGCTTGCGCTCATCTCCGGCAGACCATTTACCCTGAATGACTTCTTTCGCAAGCTCGTCCACGGTCTTTTTTGCTGTACCTGAATTCTGCGAGGTAGTTCCTGTAGAAGTGCTGCTCTGCCACTTGGGGCGATAGAAAGCATAGACATTGCTGTCGTTCAGGCTTCTCGTTTTCCTTTTAAATGAGGATGTGCTTGCCCAGTTGTAGCCGTAACCGTCCACATTGCCTTCAAGGGTTGTGATCTCGCTGCCCTTCACATTCTCCACGATGCCGATGTGGTCGCAGAAGTATTTATCCTGCTGCGGATAATCGGCATAGCGAAGGAAAAACAGATCTCCGGGCTGGAGCTGCATCGCGCCCTTTTTGAACCAGGTGCCGTACTTTCCGTCTGACGCACGGGGAATACTGCCGGCACCGCCCTCAACGGATTTAATATACTTACCGACAAATCCACAATCCTTCATAATAGCGGAAACAGCAAAGGCGCACCAGTCATAAACCGCGCCAAGACGCAACTTCGTGCGACATACATAATAGCCGTCCCTTCCGATATAGGTCAGAGCCTTATCAAGCATTTTTTCTCTATCTGTCATAGTCAGTTTCCTCCCTTAAATGAATTTTTGAATTGTATCCAGACGGTCAAATATCTCATCGACAGAATGACCGTTTGTTTCGTTTTTCTTTGTCAGCTTGTTCATCAGGCTTGAATTGACAGCCTTTCGGGAAAATAAAAAAGAGGATGCATTTTTCTGCTCCTCTTCGTCGGGTGTATTTTCTTTTTTATTTTTATCCTCGTCAGGCTCTTCCTCTGACTCACCTTCTTCGGAATCATTATCTTTTTTCTTTCCGAAAATATCATCCGCAAAGCCAAGCTCTACAGCCTTATGCGCTGACATCCATGTTTCCGCCTCCATCAGCTTTGAAAGCTTCGCACGGGACAATCCTGTTTTTAGCTGATATGCGTTAATGATACTTTCCTTTACTTCCGCAAGCATATCGATTGCTTTCTGCATCTCGTTATGATCTCCGAATGCAATCGTCGCGGGATTATGGATCATCAGGACAGCGCATGGTGACATCAAAACTGTATCTCCAGACATAGCAATAACTGATGCTGCACTTGCCGCAATAGCATCTATTTTCACAGTGACCTTTCCGGGATATTCGGACAGCATATTGTATATCTGCGCGGCTGCCACGCAATCTCCGCCCGGAGAATTGATATAGACCGTAATATCACCGCTGCCGGAAAGCAGCTCGTCTTTGAACATCTTAGGTGTTATATCATCGTCATACCACGATTCGCTTGCTATAGTTCCACGCAGTTCAAGGACTCTTTCAACACCCTCGCCGCCGTCCTGATTGATAATCTTTTGCTTTTTCCATTTCCAGAACTTATTCATATTCAGCCTCCTTCTGATATGCCGTTATTGTTTTGTTCGTAAGCCGCACCTGCTTGTTTCAGGGGCAGCATATTGCCGTTGATAAGGTACAGGTTGCCGCCCTCCTCATCGGGTATCTGGTCTTGCTGTTCAAGATTTCTTATGTCGTTAGCGGACATCCAGCCGTTTTGCCTTGCAATAGCGTAACCGTTCATTCTGCTCTGATAGTCACCACGCAGCAAACCGTCAACATTGAATTTGAAAAATAACTGCCGCTTTTCATCGTCATTAAAAACGCATCGTGAAAGGCTCTGCTCCCATCTTGTAACCCACGGAGCAAGCGTGTATTTGACAAATTCAAGCGACATATTTTCAATGTTTGAAAAGGTACTCCGTTCCAGATCACCGACCATATGCGGCGGCACACGAAAAATACGAGCTATTTCATCTATCTGAAATTTTCTCGTTTCCAAAAATTGTGCTTCATTCGGAGAAATAGAAATAGGAGTATATTTCATGCCCTCCTCCAGAATTGCGACCTTGTGGTTATTCTCACCGCCAAAGCCTTTATTCCAGCTTTCTCGCACACGCTCCGGCTCTTTTACCGTTCCGGGATATTCAAGAATACCGCTTGGTGTTGCTCCGTTTGCAAAAAACTTACTGCCGTATTCCTCTGTTGCGATAGCTAAACCGATAGCATTCTTTGCCATAGCAATAGGACTGTAGCCGATAAGACCGTCAAATCCGAGTCCAGGGATATGCAGCACCTCGCTCGGTGACAGTTTTACCGTTGATCCTTTATTTATCGGTGCATCTTCCTGACTTACCATGTATTCATACACAATGTCGCCGTGTTCGTCACGGTCAACATTCATTCTGTCGGGCATCAGAGGGTACAAGGCAAGAACCTCGCCCTTGCCGTTGCGAATGATCTGTGCATAGGCGTTGCCCCATAAAAGTAGGTGCGTCATAAGGGCTTCACGAAATACGAAAGATGTCATTTCCGGGTTTGGCTCATCGTGCAGAAGAAAATACAGCAAATGTTCAGTAGCCTTTTCTGTTCCTGTGTCGGTGTATTTATACAAGTGCAGAGGCAAACTTGCTACTGCCTCAGATAAGATACGGACACAAGAGTACACCGCTGTTATCTGCATTGCTGACCGTTCATTAACTGCTTTTCCGCTTGCTGATGAACCCAGCAGAAAGCTGTATCCGCTGCCGGCTGTTGCGTTTTTGGGTGCATCTCTGCTCCTGAAAATACGGCTCAAAATTCCCATTAAAAATCCCTCCTATATGAACAAAATGCCGCGCTGATCATAGACGCTTTCGGTATTGACATTGCCGCACCTGACAGCACGGTCGAGTGCCATGATCGTAGCAATAGCACCATCAATTTTTTCTGTTGACTTTTCTTTATCTGCTTTGATATTTCCTGCCGGGTCTGTTCTGATGAAGATATTATCCATCATCCACCGCAGCACAGGATGTCCGCCGTGAGCTATTCTCTGCTCAAGCGTCAGTTTCATAAGCTCCTTTGTGGGCGGCGACATATCCTTAAACCCTTGCCCAAAGGGAACAACGGTAAATCCCATACCTTCAAGATTCTGCACCATCTGCACAGCACCCCACCTGTCAAAGGCTATCTCACGGATATTGAAGCGTTCACCGAGCCGCTCGATAAACTTCTCTATGTAGCCGTAATGAACAACATTGCCCTCAGTCGTTTCAAGAAAACCCTGTCGTTCCCAGATGTCATAGGGCACATGGTCACGCTTGACACGAAGGTCAGTGTTATCTTCAGGAATCCAGAAATAGGGCAGAACATAATACTTATCATCTTCGTCAGTCGGAGGAAAAACGAGTACGAAAGCCGTAATATCCGTTGTGCTTGACAGGTCAAGTCCGCCGTAGCATACACGCCCTTCAAGCTCCTCTGGATTTACGCCAAATGCACATTTATCCCATTTTTCCATCGGCATCCAGCGAACAGCCTGCTTTACCCATTGATTAAGTCTGAGCTGTCTGAAAGCATTTTCTTCTCCCGGATTCTGCCGAGCGGAGTTACAGGCGGCTTGCACCTTATCCATTCCTATCGTTATCCCAAGAGAGGGATTAGCTTTTTTCCAGACCTTTGGGTCAGTCCAGTCCTCATGTTCCTCTGCACCATAGATGCAGGGGTAGAAGGTAGGATCAACCTTGCGCCCTGAAATAATATCCATTGCCTTTTGATGCAGTTCATAGCAAATTGAATGTGTATCGTTTCCGGCAGTGGTTATGATAAAGTGCAGAGGATTTTTTCTTGCATCTGATGTACCCTTCGTCATCATATCAAAAAACTTTCTATCCTTTTGCACCCACAGTTCATCAAAAATCAAAGCCGAAACATTAACACCAGACTTGCCTGCAACATCGGCTGAAAGAGCCTTATAGGTGCTGTTGGTCGGCGTGAAATGTATCGTTTTCCGGCTTGGTCTTATGTCGCAGCGTTTCCGCAAGGCAGGACAGAGCCGAACCATATCGCAGGAAACATCAAAAACAAGAGAAGCCTGATCTCGGTCAGCGGCGCAGCCATAAACCTCGGCTCTCTGTTCGCCATCAGCACAAAGCATATACAGAGCGACTGCGGCGGCAAGCTCACTCTTGCCGGATTTCTTACTGATTTCAATATACGCTGTATTGAATTGTCTGTATCCATCGGTACGGATAGTTCCGAAAATATCACGGATAATCCGTTCCTGCCAGTCAATCAGTTCAAAGGGTTGATTATAGAATTCTCCTTTTGTGTGCCGCAGTTGTTCGATAAAGGCTACCGCATAATCTGCGGCATCTTTATCGTAATACGATCCCTTTGCCATAAATTTAGTAGGCGTGTATTTTTTTAGTTTTCTCAAAATTGCACCTCCTCGTCATACAGGCTGTCCTGCGATAGCCTCCTGACTAAGCTTCATTATTTCTGAAAGATCCATTTACTTTCACCCCCAAACAAAAACAGCCGCATCTCTGCGACTGTAAAAAAGTATTTATATAAACGAGAAACACACCTCATCGGTGTGCCCTCGGAGTTTTCAGTTGTAATCTTTGATAAGGATTGCAAGTGCGGTTTCAGTGTCCTCGTCTGCTGGCTTTACATCAAGCCCTCTGTCGTAGTTGTATACCGTTTCGCCGTTTCGTTTCAGCATCAGTTTGCTGATCCTGCCGCCGTCAATGCCAAAGTCCTCGCTCGGTTCTTCGTAATGCTTTACCCAATAATGAAATGTGCTATTTCTTACCCTTATGCTGCCCTCAGTCCACATTTTTGTTTCCTCCGCTTATCAGTCTGTCCATCTTCCTGCAAATCTCGTCAAGCCTGTTGTTTATCGCCCGGCAGGTTCCGTCATCCCGGCTGTATCCGAGCCGCTCATGCAGCTCGTTGTATTCCTTTTGCAGCTTTGCAAACTCGGTTCTCTCTTTGTTTGTCATTGTTGTTTCCCCCCTCAGAAAAGGTCGCCGTTAAGGTACATATCCTCAATGTCCTCTCTCGTTACCCTTATGCCGTCGCTCTCCATGTCGTTTACGATGTCCTGAATGTCAACCGGGTCGAGGTCATACTTCTTTGCGATCTCCTTGATGTCCTTCTTTGTAATCTTCCTTGCTCTTTTCATGGTGGTGTACCTCCGTTTGTTTTTTAGGGTTGTTCCCTTGTTGTGTACACATATTAACTCTTTCAGGTATACTTATCAATACGATCACTACACAATCATCCGAGCAGGTAATCGTGTAGTAGTGTGTATTATATCAAAGCTTTATATGTCCGTAGAGGTCAGATTCGCTGCGGTAAAGGCTGCGTCCGTCACTCAATATTTTTACAAAGCGGTAGGTCTTTTCGGTGCAGAGGTTTTCAAAATGGCTTGTAGTCTTGCTGCCGAAGGTGCTGATGCTTTCCGTCAGCCGAACCCTTATGCTCTTTTTGTTGACCTTAATTATCTCGCCCTGCCATGTGGTGCTCTGTATCAGAAGTCCGATGCAGCTTCCTCTGTATGCCTCAACCTTCATTCCGATTTGTGCGTTTGTCATTGCTCCGTACCTCTCTTATCTTTTTCCCTCGGCATCTGCTCTGCCGAGGAGGTAAGCCTGCTCCAGCATCTCCTGCAAGGCTCTGATGCTGATTTCCGGGAAGTCCTCGCTGTCGTTGTTTCTTTCGTCTATGCCGCCCCTGCATTCAAGGCTGTAGCTTGCACTCATTGCTATCTTTTCGAGGGCTTTCGCTGTCTTTCTGCTTATCTTTTTCATGGTGGTTTACCTCCGTTTTGTTTTGGTAGCTGTATATTAACTCTTTCGGAGGTACTTATCAATACCACTATCACACAATCATTTCCGACTGATTCAGGTGGTAAATTGTGTATATATAAGGAGAAAACCGCCCTTTTCCGGGCGGCGGTCAGGCTCAGTTTACGCTGAACCTGATCCCCTGAATTTCGGTTTCTCCCCAGAATTCTTTCTTGATTCTCTTGTAAAGTCCTGCCATGGTGCAGCCCTCGGCGGAAAGCTGATGGATGTTCTCCATCAGGGCGGTGCTTTTGCCTGTGTAAACAAACTCGGTAATGCCTGCCTTGCGGAGGGTGTCAACAAAATCCGCAACCTCTCTGTCCCAAAGGAGATCCGAAAATTCAAGTATCTCCAGCTCGTCCTGAGTGCTGCCCGCCCAGGCTCTGTAGGCTTTGTTTGCTCCGTCCGTGAAGGGGAAGGGAATGTCCTTGTTTTCCGCAAGCCAGTTGCTGTATTCCTCACTGCAGTATCCGTAGGTCTTTTCGATCTCCCTGCGCTTCTCCAGCCTTGCTCTGCGTTCGTCATCCCAAGCGTGTCCTGTTCTCTTCATTTCCTCGAAAAATGCGTTTTCTCTTTTCATGGTGCTTACCTCCGTTTTTTATTTCAGGGTTTGTTTCCCTTTGTGTGTAACACATATTAACTCTTTCAGCTGTACTTATCAATACCACTATCACACAATCATCCGGCAGGGTAATTGTGTAATAGTGGTGATAATTTCGTATTCGATTTTCGGAGGTTATGATTGAAAAATGCCGCCCGCAGTATTATAATCAGGTTATATTTTTCTGTCCACATTGCGGTGGATTATTTCAATTATCTTTTCTATCTCCTCATCGCTGATACCAATATCCTGCAAACTTTCCCTTGTTCCGCAGTCGCTGCAAATAGGGGTCTCATTATCTGTCCTTG